AAATGCTAAGAGACCTTTCTTACATGTTAGATATAGAGCTTCAGAAACTGAAGACAGAAGATATAAGACTTGGATTACTGGTTCTGCTGGTGGTGCTGCAACGTCAGATATCGATAACATGCAAGTAAACTTCTTGTCTGAGAGAGCTGTATGTACTTTAGGTGCAAACAACTTCTTCTTATTTCAAGACTAGTAATTAAATATTAGGGGCGTAGCAATGCGCCCCTTTTTTAAATAATCAAATTAAATTAAATCAAATGAAAAAAGAAAATACTACCCCAGAAGTAGTTGAGAAAGCTGAAACTAAAACAGTTGCTCAACCAAAACCAAAAAAACAATCACCTAAATTTGTTGACAAATCTTATAAGCTTACAAGAGAGGTTGCACCTTTATCTTTAATTTTAGCATCAAGGCATACTAATAGGTTTCCCTTATTGCATTTTGATGAAGAGACAGGAATTAACAGACCTTTAAGGTATGCAAGAAATCAGAACAGTCCATTTCAAGACGAACAAGATGACAATGCTATTTTAGAGCCTGTAATATTTGAAGATGGATTTTTGTTTGTTCCAAAAAACAATCAAATACTACAAAAGTTTTTACATTATCATCCTGGTAATGGAAGAATATTTGTTGAAGTTAACAAAGCAAAAGAAGCTGCTGACCTTGTAGAAGATTTAAACTTAGAAGTTGATGCTCTTATAGAGGCTAGACAGTTAGATGTTGCGCAAGTGGAGAATGTTGCTAGAGTTTTATTTCAACAAGACGTTACTAAGGTAACAACTGCTGAGCTTAGACGTGATATATTAATATTTGCTAAACAAAACCCAGGTGGTTTTATGCAGCTATTGAGCGACCCTATGTTAAAGCTTAATGCAACGGTACAAGAGTTTTTAGATAAAAACTTAATACAGTTAAGAAATAGCAAAAAAGAAGCGTGGTTTAATACACCATCTAATAAAAAGAAAATGTGTAATATACCATTTGGTGAAGACCCTATGTATATTATGACATCTTTTTTTCAAAGTGATGATGGACTAGAAGTATTTAAACATTTAAAAGCATTAGCTAAAAATTCGTAACTTTATAGCTTGTTTAACCCATTAAAAACTTTTTATAAAATGGAAAAATTTATCAAAATTACAAACGCTCCTATTACTAATGCACTTATTAGTGTTAACGGAATAAAGTCAATAGGTACTGCAACTGCAACTGCAACAACTGTTGTTATTAAGTATGCAGACGGAACAGCAACTACAGTAACAACTGCAGCACAAGTTGGTCATGATGTTTACACAACTATACTAAATGCCACTGAAGGTGCTTTAGTTACAAGTTGGACAAACCCTATGTATTCTGTAGCTTTACCTAAAGCTGTAACAAGTATTGTAAATGCTTAACTAGTTTAAGTATTGTACTAAATTAAGAAGAAGCACCCAAATCAGGGTGCTTTTTTATTTTATGTATCTTTGTAAAAAGATTTTCAAATGATAAATTCAGTAAGAAATACTGTGCTTGCAATTATCAACAAGAATAACTATGGATATATATCTCCAGGTGATTTTAATTTATTTGCAAAACAAGCTCAGTTAGATATTTTTGACGAATATTTTATAAGATACAATCAGCAAATTAATGAAGAGAATGCAAGAGTTTCAGGAACAGGATATGCTGATATTAAAAAAGGGTATGAAGAAGTTATAGATATGTTTTCAATAACTGCGTTTCTTACACAAAAAACTCAAAACGTTTATTTTTTACCTTCTCAATCCACAACAGGTTCTGATTATTATTTACTAAATAAAGTTCTTTGTTTTTCAGGAGGAACATTAAAAGGTGAGGCAGAAAAAGTCTCGCACAGTAAAATTACTATGTTAAACAGTTCGCTTTTAACTTCTCCATCAACAACGTTTCCAGCTTATGTTCAAGAAGCCAGTGAGCTAACTGTATTTCCAAATACATTTAGTAATGTAAACGACATACAGGCTCAATATATAAGATACCCTTTAGACCCAAAATGGACTTATGTTACATTGTATGGAGGTGAACCATTGTTTGACCAAACTCAAGCAGATTATCAAGATTTTGAATTGCCTATTGATGACTCTAATAATTTAGTGGCTAAGATATTACAGTACGCAGGCATATCAATTAGAGAGGCTGACGTGTTTCAATTTGGACAATTAGAAGACCAACAACAAAATCAAACTAATTTATAATTATGGCATATATAAATCAAAGAAAATATTATACTAATGATGGTGTTAATCCAACAGATGCTAATTGGGGTTCGTACCAATATGTAAGCTTAGAAGATGTGGTAAAGAACTTTCAATTAATGTATGCTGGTAATCATGGTTTAGTAAACAATGTTAATAGGTTTAAGATATTGTTTCATGCAAAACGTGGAATACAAGAATTAAACTATGACGCTTTTAAAGAAATTAAAAATTTAGAGCTTACAGTTTATGATGATTTAAGATTTGTTTTACCTTCGGATTACGTAAACTGGGTAAAGCTTTATTTGTTTCAAGGAAATACTTTAAGAGAACTAACAGAAAACATACAAGTTCAATCTGCAGTTTCTTTTATTCAATCCTCTTCATCTACATTTACTTATGACGCTGACAACAATGCAACTGTAGTTAGTTCAACTTTAGATGAAGCTAGAAAAAATGGTTCTTTAAATAGTATTTATTTAAATCAAAATAATGAAGCAGATGTAAATGAAAATTGTATTGATTGTGATGATGATATATACAACTCAAGAATTGGCGCTAGGTATGGTTTAAATACTGAGACAGCTAACATTAACCCTACGTTTACTATCGATAAAAAAGCTGGAGTTATTAATTTTGATTCTACCATGGCAAATAGACAATGTGTTTTACAATACATATCTGATGGAATGGAAAATGGTGATGATTCTAAAATGAGTGTAAATAAATTATTTGAAGATTATATTTATGCTTACATACAATATGCTTTATTAAATAGTAAATTTGGAGTTCAAGAGTATATTGTTAATAGAGCTAGAAAAAACAAACAAGCTTTATTAAGAAATGCAAAAATCAGATTAAGTAACATTCACCCAAGTAGATTGCTTATGAACATGAGAGGTGAAGATAAGTGGATAAAATAAAATGGCAAACATTCAAAGAAATTTTATAGCTGGCCGAATGAATAAAAGCCTAGATGAAAGGCTTATACCTAATGGTGAATACATAAATGCTGTAAATGTTAGATTGGGTTCTACAGAAGACTCTGAGATTGGGGCTGTTGAAAACTCTAAAGGAAATATACCTTTAACAACCCTTCAATATATTGATGGAACACCACTAAGTTCTCAGGCTAGATGTATAGGAGCTTTTGAAGATGGAGCTAATTTAGCATTGTACTGGTTTGTTCATGACCCAGCATTTACACAAGGAGCAACTGGTAAACTAGATTTAATTGTTTCTTTTGATGTTGAAACCGGACAACTTATTTATCATGTAATAAGTATAAATGACGGCAACGGTATAAATACAACATTAAATTTTAATCCAAATTTTCTAATTACAGGTGTAGATAAAATTGATAATCTTTTATTTTTTACAGATAACACAAACCCTCCTAGAGTAGTTAATATTAATCAAAACTACGGTGACCCTTTGTTGGGAGTAAATGTGGATGTGTTTAACCAAGATGATATATTGGTAATTAAGAAACCTCCAACAAGCTCTCCTGGAATCGTACCTTATTATGTTGCAAGTATAACTGATGCTTATTTAGAAGATAAGTTTTTATGTTTTGCTTACAGATATAAGTTTGCTAATAATGAGTTTTCTGCTATATCACAATTTACTGAGCCAGCATTTAGTCCGGGTAATTTTGATTTTACTACGAATAGTTATCTGAATGAAGGGATGGTTAATCAAAACAACGCTGTATCTATTACTTATAATACAGGTAGTTCAAGTGTTACAGATGTTCAATTATTATTTAAAGAAGCAGATAGTTCATCTATAAAGGTTATTAAGACTTTAAATAAAAGAAAAGATTTAGGAAACTTAAATAACACTGACTTACAGTATGAGTTTACTAATCGAGAAATATTTACTGTATTACCAAGTTCAGAAATTTTAAGATTGTATGACAATGTTCCTCAACTAGCTAAAGCTCAAACGTTGATGGGTAACAGATTAATGTATGGAAATTATTTTGAAGGATATGATTTAAAAACATCTGACGGTACTTCTCTTGCTTTAAATTTTACAGCTAGTTATAAATCACAATTAATATCAGTTATAACTACTGAAGCTCACACAAGTGCTGGTCAGTTTACGTACACACCCACATCTTCAAGTTCAACTATTTCTGATTCAATTTTAAATATTGATTTAAGTCCATTAGTGCAAGGAGAATCTAAATTAAAAAAAGGAACACGTTTAAATTTTAATTTTGGTATTACATTTATAGAGTTTAAAAAAGTATCTGGTGCTGACCCAACGCCTACAACAGCTGTATTTGACATGTCATGGTCTTATACTTTAATTGAAGATTATGCAAATGTATATAATTTTGTTACAAGTACAGATTTTCAAGAAAAGATAGGAACTGATGGGGTAAACGGAACAATACAAACTGTTGCTAATGCTCAAGCTGGTCTTGGAAATACTTTAACAGATGTTTTTAACAGAACAATACCTGAAAATTTAGATTCAACTTATAGCTTGAATCAAACAGGAAGAACTTCGGGAACGGCTGTATTGCCTAATGCAGGAGAGTCTATAACAGCAACAATAAACGGAACATCATCAACTCTTTTAAACATACAAAATTTAGCTGGATTTTACAGTGACAATGTTGCACAGTCAGGGTATGCTTATTGGAGAATTGTCAATGAGAGTGCTACATTTAATGACACTGGAAATGCTGAGAGTTTACATAGTAATAGAGGTTATGAAGTTGGAATTGTTTACATGGATGACTTTAATCGTGCATCTACAGCTTTAGTTAGTACTGCTCAAGAAGGTGCTTCAATTAACATACCATGCAGCCAGTCTACTAGTAAAAACTTTATACAAGTAGAAATACCTCAAAATTCTCCTGCGCCTGCTTGGGCAACAAAATATAAGTTTGTTATAAAGCCTACAAAAGATACTTATGAAACTATATATAGTAATATAGCTTATAGAGATACTGTTTCTAGTTCAAGTTATTTTTTATTAGATGGTGAAAATGCTACTAAAGTAGAGGCGGGTGATACATTAATTGTAAAGGCTGACAATACTGGACCAACAACTAGATGTATTAGAGCAACCGTATTAGAAAAAGAAGCTCAAGCAAGCGGATTTATTACAATTTTTGATGCTGCAGGAACTGCAGTAGATGTTATAGGAGGGGTGTACATGAAAATAAACGCTTCTAATTTTTCATCTATACAAGACCCTAATGCTGTAATTGCTGTTGACCCAATTAAAAAAACGTGTACTACTAGTGGTGATATACCTACAATAGCATTTCCGTTTTTTACTACAGTAAATAGAAGCGCTCCTTTAGCTTCAACTTATGACGTATACGATGTGCCAGTAGGAAGTAGAATTGTGATGAGGATTGAAACAAGAAGAAACGGAACGGGTTCTAATAATGCTGGTGGAAGACAAAATTATATATTAGAACAAACACTTACAGCCTCGACAAGCTACACGAATATGGCTAATTGGTTTATTGGCGATAACGTAGGTAGCACTTTAAATAGTGGAATTAAAAATCCAGGTGAAAACATAGTTATTAATAATACTTTTGTAGGCCCTCAAGTAACCAATAGCGCACCGCCTTTTACAACTCCTAATGTAAATCTTGGCTGTAAAAACATTAGTGAACTTAACGCTAATACTTATTTTGGGGGTGGAAGTCCTTCAACATTAGATTTTAATGAAAATTTTTACTACAGAATATATGAAGATGATAGCACACAAGACTCTAATGGAAACAACTTAATATATCTTTTAGCTTCAGGTCCTATCTCTTATGGTAAAACAGATGCCACTGAGTCTATGTTAGAAGTTTCATTTACAGTGTATAGGGGAGATGGAGCTACTTATGTTTTTGAAACAGAACCAGCAGATGCTTTGCCTGACGTTTGGTATGAAAACAGTGAATCTTTTGATATAAGCAATGGTTTTCATTTAGGTAATGTTCAAAATCAAACAGTTACTTTGCCTGCTAAAATAAACCCTGGCTTTACAAATTGTTATGCTTTTGGAAATGGTGTAGAAAGTTATAGAATTAGAGATTCAATAAAAGGTAAATCTTTTAATTTAGGAAATAGAGTTTTTACAACTTCTAACGAAGAATATAAGGCTGCTCATAGATTTGCTGATATTACGTACAGTGGTGTATTTAATGATGAATCAAATGTAAACAGACTTAATGAATTTAATTTAGGTCTTTCTAATTTTAAACCATTAGAAGAAACGTATGGTGATGTTGAAATATTATTTGCCAGAGAGACGGACGTGCTTACTCTACAGGAAGATAAAATATCCTACGTTCTTGCAGGTAAAAATTTATTAT